CCGCGCTGCTACACATGGTAATATGGAGGATAACTTCTCAACCATAGCTGAGTATTGGTCTACGCATCTTGGTGTTGCAATAAACGCCGTTGACGTATCTGTAATGATGACGTTGTTGAAGGTGGCGCGCATTAAGAGCGGTAAAGATAACCTCGACAATTATATCGACGGGGCAGGCTATCTAGCTTGTGGTGGTGAACTATCGCAGCGAGATTGATGTTATGGATTTAATAACTTTAGACTTCGAGACTTATTACGATAAGGAGTATTCCCTCTCGAAGATGACAACTGAGGAGTACATTCGAGACCCACGCTTTGAAGTTATCGGTGTGGGTATAAAGGTAAATAACAACGCAACGGAGTGGGCTAGTGGAACCAGAGAAGAACTTAAGGATTACCTCGATAGCTTTAACTGGAAAAAAGCTATGGTACTTGCTCATAACACTATGTTTGATGGTGCCATTCTGTCTTGGATTTTTAATATCATTCCTCGCATGTTTGCCGATACTCTTTGTATGTCCCGTGCTATTCATGGGGTGGAAGATGGTGCAAGTCTCCGGGCGGTGTCTGAGCGGTACGGTATCGGAGTTAAGGGTACGGAAGTTGTCAAAGCGTTGGGAAAACACCGAACCGACTTCACCGACGCCGAATTGGATAGATACGGCGACTATTGCCTCAACGATGTCGAACTTACAAGGACGCTGTTTGACATCTTCCTCCGTAAAGGGTTCCCGAAGACTGAACTGAAGTTAATCGACCTTACGCTTAGGATGTTTGTAGATCCAGTATTGGACTTAGATGTTGGGCTGCTTGAGCAGCACATAGAGGACATACGGGAACGTAAGGACCAATTACTGGAAAGCTCTGGGGTATCTAAAGAAGACCTGATGAGCAATCCTAAGTTTGCGGGTGTACTAACAAGTTTGGGGGTACTTCCCCCTATGAAGGTCAGCCCTACTACAGGTAAAGAGACGTTCGCCTTTGCTAAATCCGATGAGGCGTTTGTCGCGCTGCAGGACCATGAGGATGACCGTGTGCAAGCCGTAGTTGCTGCAAGGCTCGGCACTAAAAGTACATTAGAAGAAACTAGAACTCAGCGATTTATAGATATAGGTAAGCGAGGAACTCTACCTGTACCTGTTAGATATTATGCAGCGCACACTGGGCGTTGGGGCGGTGATGATAAAATCAACCTTCAGAATCTCCCTAGTCGTGGAGCTGGAGGAAAGAAGTTAAAGTCAAGTATACTAGCACCAGCAGGTTATTCCCTTATCAACGCTGACTCATCGCAAATCGAAGCTCGTGTGCTGGCATGGCTAGCCGAACAAAAAGATCTGGTTAAGGCGTTCACTGATAAAAAAGATGTTTATAAGCAAATGGCTTCCCGTATCTACGGAGTTGATGAAGAAGATGTAACAGCCAGCCAACGATTTGTTGGTAAGACAACTATCCTCGGTGCAGGGTATGGCATGGGTGCCGTTAGATTTAAGGATCAGCTTCGTAACTTCGGTGTTGATATGGAGTTGGGTGAGGCGCGACGGGTCATAAACGTCTACCGTGAAACGAACTGGCGAATAAACCAACTGTGGCGTGAGGCACAAGTTAGCTTACAGAACATGGTTAACGGGGACGCAATGTCTTTCGGTATTGGTAACTTGTTAGCTATGGATGTGAAAGAGAGCGGTATCATGCTGCCCTCTGGATTACTTATTCGCTACAAGGATGTACGGTACGAGCAAACCGATACTGGATTGGAATTTAATTACAAAACTAGACGAGGCCGAACCCGTATCTATGGCGGGAAGATTATAGAGAACGTATGCCAAGCCCTCGCACGGTGCATCATTGGCCATCAAATGCTAGAAGTTTCCAAGCGTTATAGAATTGTGTTGACAGTACATGACTCTATCGTGTGTTGTGTACCTGACGAAGAAGTTAATGAAGCCAAGCATTTCGTCGAGGACTGCATGCGAAAAGTACCCGAATGGGCACATGGACTGCCCGTCGATTGTGAGGCTGGCGTTGGCAAATCTTATGGAGAATGTGAATGACAGTAATAACACAAAAAGATGTTGATAGGGTAGTAGTGGCCAACCCTCTACTGACAGCGAAAGGTTTTGGGCATGGGTTTAAACGGACTAAACCCGAATACGTACCCGCTCGTATAAGTGTAAAAGAGGTGCAGGGCGCTGTTGATTGGCTTGAAAAGGCTGACCGTATCAAATCGTTTAATACAACCTTTTCTAGTTATGGTTTAAAACACATGGCGGAAAAAACTGCCAAAGGTAAGTATATATCTAACGGCGCTTTTATAGCAGCAGCTTACGTTCTTGGTTTTGAAGTTAGGCGTATCAAAGACGGTCCAAACGCCCATATAAACATATCTGGCAGGTGGCTTAATAAAGTAAGCCCCGAGGTTGTGGTATGACAAAAGTATGGCCGTGGTCATTCAGTAAGATCAAGGCGTTTGAGCAATGCCCCAAACAGTTTTACCACGAGAAAATACTCAAAGAATATCCATTCGTTGAGACGGAAGCTATCCGATATGGAAGCGCGTTCCACAAAGCTGCCGAAGATTTCATTAAGGAAGATACACCCCTACCTGAGAAGTTTAGCTACGCCGAAGATGTTTTGGTCAGCCTAAACAGTAAGCGTGGCGTGAAGCTGTGTGAAAAGAAGATGGGTGTGACTGAGAACTTAGATCCGTGCGACTTCTATGCGAAAGACGTATGGTTCCGTGGCATCGCTGACTTGCTAATCATTGATACGTTGGGCGAACTTGCCTGGGTCATAGACTACAAGACAGGTAAGTCAGCCAAGTATGCTGACAAGGGACAGTTAGAATTGATGGCCCTCACGGTGTTCGCGCATTTTCCCGAAATTAAAAAGGTCAAGGCGGGTCTGGTATTCGTAGTTAGTAACGAACTTATTAAGGACAGCTATGCCGATTTTGACAAAGCTAGGCTTTGGAAAAAGTGGTTAACCAAGTATGAAGGTATGAAGGCCGCTGCCGATAATGATGTTTGGAATCCACGACCAAGTGGCTTATGTAAGCGGCACTGTCCTGTTACTGTCTGTGCCCATAACGGAGATAACTAATGCCTTACACTAAGAAGCCTAGACCCTACAAAAAAGAATACGAGCAGCAAAAGAAACGTGGTGAACATGCGGATCGCATGGAGCGGCAACGCGCCCGCCGTAAGATGGATAGAACTAGCAAAGATGCTAACCGTAACGGTGTAGCTGATAAACGTGAAGGCAAAGACATCGCGCACAAAAAGCCACTATCCCGTGGTGGGACTAACAAGGATGGCTACAGGGTGCAAAACCGTAGTCGAAACCGCGCCGCTGGTGGCGCACTAAGCAAGGGGAAGAAGAAATAAATCATGTCAGAGTTAATGATGAAAGCTGTTGAGATGGCAGAAGAGGGTAGAAGTTTAGAAGAGATAGCCGATACTCTCGGTACGACAAAGCGGGTAGTTACTACCTCAATGTGGCGAGAGCTTAAACGGACTAAGCGTAAACACGTTAGGCTGTTCCTTACCGATAAAACCTACGACATATTGAAAGAAGAAGCTGACGCTCGTGGCCTAGAAGTTGCGGGGATAATACGGACACTAATTTCAAAACACATACGTGAGCAAAAATGATACCTAAAAGGAGAACGGTATGCAGGTTGTCGATAACAAGGCGCTGTTATTGCGACTTAAAAATCCGCAGAAGGTAACTACAGTAATACCTAAAAGTCGTGAGGTAGATAACAATTCTGTACTAGTTAACTGGGGTATATCAGAAGCGCACACGTTGCGTGGTATGAATATATCCGCACCTTCTCCCATACAAGGCCGTTACGATTGGCCGGGACAGTACAAACCATATGACCACCAAAGGACTACCGCTGAGTTCTTAACGCTACATAAACGAGCGTTCTGCTTTAACGAACAAGGCACGGGCAAAACCGCCTCGGCTATCTGGGCATCCGACTTCCTGATGAAGCAAGGACAGGTGAATAGAGTGCTAGTTATATGCCCGTTGTCGATTATGGATTCGGCGTGGCGCAATGATCTTTTCAGTTTTGCCATGCACCGCACAGTGGACGTTGCCTATGGTGCTAAGGAGAAACGTAAGAAAATAATCCAACAGGGTTCCGAGTACGTAATTATAAATTACGACGGTGTAGAGATTGTTCTGGATGAGATATTAGCCGGAGGTTTCGACTGCATAATCGTGGACGAGGCCACGCACTACAAAAATGCGCAGACAAAACGCTGGAAAACCTTGTTCAGATTGATAAATGAAGACACTTGGTTGTGGCTTATGACAGGGACACCCGCAGCACAATCACCGCTGGATGCGTATGGCATAGCCAAACTTGTTAATCCTAAAGCTGTACCTCGGTTCTTCGGATCGTTCCGCGATCAAGTTATGCGTAGGGTTACACAATTCAAATGGGTGCCAAGACTAGACGCTACCGATACCGTTCACAGAGTACTACAGCCAGCTATACGCTATACAAAAGACGAATGTTTAGATCTTCCAGACATGGTATACACCAAGCGTGAGGTAGAGCTAACTCGTCAACAACAGAAGTATTACAAGGAGCTGAAGAACAAACTCATTCTGCAGGCGGCTGGCGAGGAAGTTACAGCACCTAACGCTGCAATTAACATGAGCAAGCTACTCCAAATATCCTCAGGCGCTGTCTATACGGATGGCGGTGAAAGCTTAGAGTTCGATATAAAACATAGATACCGAGTACTACTAGAGGTCATAAACGAGAGCAGTAAGAAGGTGCTGGTGTTTGTCCCTTTCCGCCACACGATAAACATATTAGCGGAAAAGTTAGAAGCTGACGGAATCACAACCGGCATTATCAATGGTGACGTTAGTGCGCCGAAGCGTACGGAGATATTCAAAGCATTTCAAACTACCGATAACCCCCACGTATTAGTTATTCAGCCACAGGCAGCGGCGCATGGTGTTACCCTAACTGCTGCGAATACAGTGGTGTGGTGGGGACCAACAAGTTCATTAGAAACTTACGCGCAGGCTAACGCCCGTGTTCATAGATCGGGGCAGGATCACAAATGTACCGTTGTACAGTTGCAAGGATCTCCCGTAGAAAAACGTGTTTACGCATTACTAGATAGTAGAATAGACGTACACACACAAATCTTAGACTTATACAAAGAATTGCTTGACTAGAGTATCTCCTGCCATTACATTACAATTCCCAAC